CACTTACTGAGACTATATTAGAGTATATAGGAGAAGCCATTCACTAAATGGTCCCCTGTAAGAACACTTTACAATCTCCAGCAGTTAAAGTCGCAGTTGAACCGTCATCAGTTGGTTTAACTGTTACTGCAAGGAATCTTAAAGCCGTTGTAGCTATAGACTTCATAGAACCCGAATTAAGGGCAACTACCACATCATCTCCAATCTGAACCCATTTAGAGTTTGTCACTGGTACAGCTACTGCCGAATCAAACAAAGTACCCCATACTTGACAAGTAAGACCTTCTCCATCATTAGCCAAGACTTGTATCGAAGCCCTGTCATATGAAGATACATCATACGCATCAATAATTGTCACTGGAGTGGCATTCGTTAATGTAGTTGCATCGCTCTCTACTAACGCTGTTTTCTTTGAATTGCTTATTTTTGTCACTGTAACTGTATTTGCCATTAGAGTTTCATCCCCTTAGGTTTCCTAAGGCCTTTGGGCTTTTTAACAGTATCGCATTTACAAACGCCTTTGCATTTGTAACTACCTTTTGGACAGTCTACTTTTTCTTCTTTGGTTCTAAGACCTTTGCTGCGAGTTCTAACCCCGCCGCCGACGTCTTTAGTCCCGACCTTAGACTGGACTTCAAACTCTTGCGGTCTGGTACGTAGTTTTTTAATAAATTCTTTGTACCTGTTGTTATTTTCGTCAAACGTGTAGACTTGACCGGGGTGCAGCACAATGCTGCGCCCGCTGTCAGTCCTACGAAAAGTAGGCTTAGTTCCTTTGTACCTAATCGTAACCATGATATCATGCTCCAATTAAGTCTAAGCACTTACTTCCAGTCCGCGTATTACACCTTGTGTTTTAAATTTAGTTGCTATTAATTCACCAGCAGTCATGAATGCATAGTTGCGTTTCAATGCTGCTACATTAGCCAAATCTTCTTGTGCTAAGAAAGTAGTTGGTGCTGCAACTTTAACATATAGGTTAGCCATGTCCAATAATAGAACTGGCCCCATACCTGCTGTGCTTCCGCCTGTAGCGTTTGCCATTGGGTCTTTCAAGTGTTGTGTTGCGTAAATTGGTATACTGTCATAGTATCCAACTCTTCCATCTAAGTTTCTTCCCGGTTCTGATGCAACTCCATTTGTTCCTTTTGGAGCTTGAGCATCCATTGCTATTCTCCATGTTGCACTAGAAGTTCCAGTTGTAATTAATTGTTTAATTTCAGTTAACTGTTGATGACCTGTTAGGAAAATTAAATCACTATAGGTTGCACCGTTTTCGATTGCATTCTGAATGATTTGGTCAAGCATAGATAAAGTCAATGGCCTTTCTGTTTCGTTACCGCCACCAATCGTTCCGTGGTCTACATATCCGTGGTGCCATGCACCTGCGTCTGAACGGTTAATAACTGTTCCACCATACATATCTGCATCAGCTACACCTAAAGCGGTTGTAGTTGTATCGTCCATTGCTACTCTTAGTAAAGATTCCATGTTGTCTCCAGCTAAAGTTGCTGGGTCTGTACATAGCATTTGGTCAATGTAAAAAGAATGTGCTTCTGCTGCTTGCGCTCTTAGGAAAGTTGCTAATCCTTTAACTCCATCATCAGCTTCTGAAAGCAATGCTGCTCTAGTTGTAACTGTGTAAGGACTTACTATTTCTTTCATAGTTGCGCTTACTTCTACAATGTCTGGAACATCTCCTTCTACTGAAGCACTGCTTGGCCCAAAAGAACCTCCTTCTGCAATACCTTTGTTAGATGCTGCTACACTACGGTCAGTTAATACTCTCCAACCTGATTGTGTCCATCCTTCTTTTCTGAGTAACTTAAATACATCAGATTTTGTGTTAAGATTATTGAAAACACTTGCACCATACATTGTATTAAAATATGTGGTGTCTGCTGTTGACAATTCATCTGCTGCTTTCTTTATGCCGTATCTTTTGGAGATATCTAATCCGCCTTTGTAATAAGCGTTAACATAATCTGTAAAACTCATTCCTGCCATCTTAGAATCCCTCCACTATGTTGTTGTTTCCTGCCATTCTATCTATCTCCTCTAAGGATTTTGATACATTTAAGAAGTCAATTTCCTTTTGCTCTTCAGCTTTTGGAGCTGGAGCAGGTGTTGCTTTCTTTCCTGTATAAACGTTAATGCCGTGTTTCTTCAAAGTTGCTAAGGATTTTGCAAGTTCATCTATTTTTGTAGATTTCTCTTCTTCCTCTTCAGCAGCCTCTTCTTCTTCTTCGGCTTCTTCTTCTGGTTCCTCTTCCTCTTCTTCATCTTCGGCTTTCTCTTCGCCGCCCATGTCTTCTAAGTAAGCTAAAACCTCTTTAAGTTTAGCAAGTGTGGCTTCCATGTCTTTCATAAGTGCCTCTTCCTTGCCAACTTCGACTGGCTCATCTAATCCAGCAGCTAATTCTACTTCCTCTGTTGCAACGATTTCTTCGTCCTCAGATTTAGCATGATTGCCACCACAAGTGCATTCTGTCATGTCTGTTTATGTGCCAAAGGGTATATAAGTAACCAAAACTTTCCGGAAACTTACTTTTTACCGCCAAGAACTTCAGCTATATTTCTACGATTTAATGTTTTAGGATTATAATTCGACCTTTCAAACATTGCCTCTCTAAATGCATAACCGCTTATGTCTTGTACATTACCGGGTTCTTTGCCACCACTTCCCGGAGGATGCTTGTTTGGTGGGTTTGGTGCGCGGTCTGAACCTGATGGTTTATGGCCAAACTTTTGGTAATCATACCAAAGTGCCCCGCAAAACCTCTTGGGGCTTGCCGTCATTGGGCCTCCTTGATAGTTTTTTAATCTTCTTGCATTCTGTACACAATTATCCCATTGTGTTTTACTTGGTGGATTTCTTCGCGGTTTTTTCCCTTTAGGCGTTCTACCGCCTGACCTGTAATCTTGAGGCTTTTTCTTTTTTTTTAAAGCAATTATACCTTTGGTTACTGCGCATTTCTTTATTCCTGCAATATCCCACATTATCTTATCAATACGCTTCATCCGTATATTTGAAAGCACCTCATCCAAATCCTTGTTCATCTTACTAAATCTTCTAGCTTGGATTGCCCTCTCTTGATTTACTGCGCCTGCGCGCGTAGAATGACATCCCAGTAATTTCCTGTCCTTCTTAGCAAATAAACAAAACTTCTTGCCCCTACGGGCTATTATCTTCTCTAACATTCCTTCTACTTCATCTAAGGTTACTTGCTTTGTCACCTTTACTGGCTCATTTTCTTTTGCTGCTGATACTGCCGTAACAGTAGCTTCTGGGTTAGCTGGCCTGTTGCCAACCCAAGACACAGACCAAAGAGATAATTCGGAGATATTGTTGTGGCAGACATCTCCTTCGCAGACCTTCTCTTGTTTCTCGGCTTCCCCTCTAATAGAGGAGCCTCCCTTGTCACCATAAATCTTCATCTCTTCCCATACTCTGTTGTGCATTGGAAGACGGTTGTGTACTCCAACCCTCAATTTTATTTTACCATCTTTAATCTTATATGCAAGAGGTAGACCAACTGGCATCTCCTCATGCTTGTATGAATAAACCCCGTATTTCATATAGAAATCCATGGACTCTTTAATCGTGTCAGTGCCTATTCTATCGTTCTGTTTATCGATAGTAGGCGAACTAATAAACGTCTCTAAGATTCTCTCGTTATACCATTCTGGTCGATAGACCTGCCACTTAGTGTCTTTAGCGTCTGCCACACCCTAAGATTGGCTACGTATATATAAATAAATAAATCTTTCCGGAAACTATAGTGCCTTTTGTTTTGCGACGCTTACAACTTCCTTTTCAAGATTACTTATATTTTCGATAATTGCTGGCCGTAAAAAAGAACGCGGCTGAGCAAAAGGTTGATTCTCAAATATCTTTTTAGCTACTGGGAAATCTAATCCTGATTCCTCACCCCAAGGTGGGAACGGACTGTATCCTCCATATTCTATTATTGCTGCGGCTGGATGAGAAGATTCTAATTCTATACTAACGGAGTTTCCTGAAGTATATACGTTTACATCTAAACTATCTGCTACACCTCCCGTTCTCCTAGTTACCTTTTCATATACCTTACCCTTAGCGTCATCCAAAATATCATTAGCTACATTGTTAGCTGCCGTTTCAATAATATCTATCCAGTTATCTTGTTTTTTATAAATATTAATAATTCTTACAAACTCTTCATCATCAACCGTAATACTCATCTATAAGATGCAACTTCTTCAGGAGATGCGTCTCCATACTTTTCTTTCCACTTACGATTTATTTCTTGCGCAGCCTTCTGTCTCATTACCATTCGCTTCCTAGTTTGATATTGTTTTTTGTATTCGCCTTTGTTATTCCAAGCCCTCTCGTATTCACACTCTTCACAAAGTCCATTAGACATAATCCTTACTCTAACTTCGCCTGCTCTACACTTCTTACAACTCGTCATGGCTTCAATGCCCCTACCTCTGGCTTGGTCTCCTCTGGCATCACTACCGCGGTCTCTTCTGGTAACTTCAAATTACCATCCTTATCCATCGTAGCTTTGATTCCTACCTTATTTAATACTGTAATAATATTCGCCTTCTGTAACATGTTAGCCAAATTCGTTGCTTCGTTCTTTACATTGATGTCTGCAAATTTAACCTTCCATGTTTTGATTCCCATTAACTTCATCAATGGTCTAAGGAATCCCATCTCCAAACATTGTTGTGTTTCTAACACCGTTCGGTCAAATAATGAAATCTGCTCTCCTTCTGAATTTAATCCACCTACGCCCGCTGTACTTCCTGTTACAATCGGCATCACTCCATAAGCTGCATTAATATCATTGTTGATTCGCTCCATATATGGTAATGCCATTAACTCATCCATGTTAGGCATAACTGGTACAAACTTAGCCTGACCACTTCCCGTACCTTCTCCCCTACTACTTATAATTGGAACAAAGTTAGGATTCCTTCGAGTTTCCTCTGCAATGTACTCCCCTAACCGATTAAGAGACTCTTCATCATGACCGGGAATATCCAAGAAACCTTTTGGTGGCCTCTCTAATTTATAAATCTTGTTTTGGAAGTTTTCTATGGCGAGAGCAGTTTCGATTTTCTTAGAAAGACCTATAATCGGCGACTGACCATATAATCTGGCATTCGCACTGTATTTGTTAAAATGAATAATCTCATCTCGCGCAAACGGAATCTTGTCTTCATCCTGACCCATGTCATAAAAGTAAGCCATCGGCTCTGCATCAAATCCACCTTCTCCCTTAGCTCCCTTCTCTAAAGGCTTTCTGGTTATTACATCAAAATAATCATCATTCTTAAACTTACCGTAATCATCAACCGCAAATCTCATTTGCTTAGCATCCTCTACCCAAAGCTCTTTTACTATCTTATCATCACTGCCCTGAATCCTGTCATACACAATACTTACCCAACAATCATCAAAGACCTCTACTTGTCGTATCATTGCTTTAAAAAATTCACTGGCCGTAATGTCTGCATTACCTCCACTCGGATTTCTAAGAAGATTCTCTAACATCTTCCTCTCCTCCTTATCTC